GATCGCGCTTTCACTTGAACTGTGGCTGGTATTACTGGCTTTGTAATCGTAGCTGGCAAGGGAAACTGAGCTGCTGCCAATTTGCCGCTGGGTATTCCATTGGGTAAGAGAATCACTTTCCTCCGTTGCTGACGATCTATGAAAACGAGCGATGGGCTCTAAAGCTTCGGGGATGGAGAATACATCATCAAACACCACCAGCTGCACTTGGGGCGAGTCTCCAGCCAAGAAATGAAAGCGCCACGTAAGGCCACTTTCCTTCATTAATCTGCATAAAAACGCAAAATCGTCTTCGCGATACTGTAAGCAGTATGAGCGCGGTGGATATTCGCCTGATAACTTGAAATCCAGCGTTTGCACGGAGGCAAACACAGGATTCTTGGCCTGATGCTCCGCCAGCACCTGTTTCACAATATCGACTGGGGATAAATCCTGAAAAACGCGTGAAGTGCGGCGGTGTCTGAGCAGCGCAAAAGGCGGCTCTACGGTGAGGGAATATTGAGCGAAGCCCCCGTCAGAACCTAATAGCTGCGCCTGACTAACCACCCCACAGCGCTCAATCGCATCGCCATTGGCGTTTGCTATAGACAATACCACCGGCAAGCCTAATAGCGATTTAAGTTCTAAATCGCCACTGGAGGATAAGCACTCAACCTGATAGCGATATGCTTGGCAAATCCCCTCGCTACCTGTTACGCGCTGGGGCAATAACTGCTGGCCCCAAGCTGCACCATCGCCTAATTGAAGAGAGATAAGGCGCTGATCTTGATTAAAAGCAGCGGCGAAGGAAGCAAGCAGATCACTAAGATTCATGATAAATCAACGATATATGGCGAACGCTAATATTACACTAAGCTTTAAACCGCCTGTTTTGTAATTCACCTTATTTATCTATATTTATTAACTTGATTGATCACGCTATGTAAGTAAAATAATTTATGAACTCCAAATACACATCTTTAAAACACTCCGTTTTGTTGGAAGCCGATATCGAGCTGGCGGCCAAACGCTATCAGGAGATTACATCATGAGTAAAACCATCATTGAATCCAGTGGCAATGTTTTTGCAGACCTTGGCTTTAGTCCAGAGGAAGCGACTTTACTAAGCCTGCGCAGTAGCTTAATGAATGAATTACGCCAGATATTGCAAGAAAAAAAACTGGACACAACAACAAGCCGCCACCGCGCTTGGGGTAAGCCAAGCGCGTATTTCTGATTTGGTGCGTGGCAAATGGGAAAAATTCAGCTTAGATATGTTGGTGACCCTAGCAAGCCTTGCTGGCCGTAAAATCAGTTTAATGACTCACGCTTAACATCGAGTAAAACCACCTCCACCAGCCCATCATGCCGAATGCGGCAGTCATGATAAATCGCCGCCCATTCGATCATGGTTTGCAGCACCTCCCCCGCTGAGCCATCCACTAACATTGGCAATTCAGGGGGGCAGCGCACCAGCAGGCTGGCTTGCGGCATGGCCCTTGGCGGCGGCATTGATGAGCAGGCGCCCAGCAGCAGGCAGGCACTCACGGCTATAGATCGTGCTATTGGTTTTAATTTCACGGATCACTCCTCGATCGATAATGCGTTCTGTGATTTTCAGGGCCGCTAGACGCTCTTCTACGGCTGAAGCAATGGCCTCGCTTTTTGCCTGTGTTTTAACTGCCGTGCTGATGGCGGCTTTTTGAGCGACTAATTCCAGCGCATCGTGGCGCCAGCCATTCACCAGCCAGCCCGCGCCAAAGCCCAGCGCGGCTGCAATGATCGTGGCCCGTATCATGAGGTTTGCTCGCACAAGGCACGCTCTGCTGCGCGGCGGCGAACCAGCCCAGGGAGTTTTTTTCCGCCGGCGTAGACCCATCGACTCAGCTCTGCACATGCACCAGCGGCATCACCCGCATTAAGTTTTTTAAGCAAGCTAGAGCGGCAGAACTTCCCTCCCCCAACGTTAAAGGTAAAAGAGGCAAAAGCACCGCGTTGATTGGCGTTCAGCGGCACGGTGACGCAAGCATCGATCGCTCGGTTTGCCGTCAGCAGATCCGCGGTCAGTAAGTCTTTGCAGGCATCCGAACTTTTCTTTTGCCCCAGCTTGACCTCTGCCCCGGTATGGCCCCAGCAGATGGTTGGAATGCCAACCGGATCCGAGTACGCCGCGGTGCGTAGCCCTTCAAAATGCATCACCACCGGCGTGGCCAGCCCGATGGCCGCAGCCACCGCAGCACTGATGATTTTCTTATTCATCGTTCGCTTCCTCCTCTTTATTTCCACGTTTACGCAGCACGCGCCAGTACTTGAGCGCAAGTAAGCCAATCTGCAATACGAGATAAAGCAAGGTCACCAGCTGGATCAGTTCATCCATGCTCCATGAGCCCACCGCCGAAATACTGAGGGTGAATCCTGTTTTAATGCCGACGCTGCCGATATCGTCTTTCAACATGTTTTGATCCATAAAAAAACCCGCTCGAGGCGGGTGTGGTTTCTTCAATAAAAGGGGCTTTATGCGCGTAAACGGCTTTTTTATGCGGTGATGGAGACCAGTTTTTTAGCGGGCTTTTTCTGCTTCGAGGGTTTTCTGGATTTTTTAAGCTGAGCTTTACTGATCACCAGCTCAAGGCTGCTGGACCAGCCATTGGCACTAAAATCATGGGTAATCGTATCCACCACCCATTGGCCATCTACACCCTGCTTCACGCCTGACAGGCTGATTTTACGTTCGGCCACGATATCTGCCCGGCCTGCCAGATCCAGCGTTAAGGTGCCGGTGGAGCGGTTGTTCCGCTCTAACGCCCCTTTTGCGCTTGCCCCCGCCCGAGCTGCACTCGGCACAGAATGGCGGGCGGCGCGCACAGGCGCAGAAGGATTGTCTTTATCCGGCACAATGATTTCCAGCGTTTTACCAGTCTTTTTGTTGTGGCTTTTAACAGCCACGCCACCCGACTCATTCCGGTCTGAAAGGGTATAGCGCCAGCTTTTAATATCGGCCCTGTGTAACACCAGCAGCGGAATCGCTTTACCACTCACGCTTTTAGCCTGCCCACCCCGCGGAACCACGAGAAGTTTTCCGGCCTTGACGGAGGCGGTGGCGTCGTACTGTCGGGCAATGCGGGTAATAAAGTGAATATCCGATTCATTCACTTGATCCAGCCGCTCGACCTTGGCCTTCATTGTGCAGACCGGCGTCAGCTTATTACGCAGCGCAATCTCTTTGACCACCTGCGCCAAGGTGACGTTTTCCCATGCATGGCGGCGCACCGCTTTCACCGTGCCAGATAAATCGGCAGGCCGGCCACGCAGGGTAATTTGCTGTGGCGGCCCACTGGATTCCACTTCATCAATCCGATAGCTGCCCAGCGTTGTTAGCCCTGTTTCCTGATAGCCCAACGAAATCTGCAGCCGTGCACCTCGCGCCGGCAATGCCACTGCGCCATCCCGGTCATCCAGCGAGATCTCCGCTTCATCACTATCCATCCCTGCTTTATCGGTAATGCGGATACTGAGCAGCCGATCCGACAAAAGCGCCGTAATATCACGCCCAATGGCTTGGCCCGCAGCCGTGGCCACAATTTTAAAGATGGGTTGCATGCTCTACTCCCAAAGCGTAATGGTTTCGCGCATCGGCGCAGCTAAATCAGGAAAATGGATCATGACGCCTGAGGGATACGGTTGTTTAATCGCAGCCAGCCCATGATTGCGGGCCAGCACCGCTTCCACCGTGCCTTTCACATGGCCATAAACGGCATAGCACAGGCGATCGAGCAGATCGCCATCATAGGTTCTGATAGTCTTCGCCATAGCGTTTGAATTCCATATTAAAAGTCTGTTTGCGCGGTGCACCATCGGTAAAGAGAAACGCCTGATCCTCTTCAATATGGGTGATGTACCAGCGCCCGAAGGATTGCCCGTAGCCCGTTGTCAGCGTAACGGGTTTCAAGGCGCTGGCGATCTCACGCAAGGTGTCAAGATGCCCCGTTCCCTGCGTCGCCAAATAAATCACGCCATTAATTTTGATGGTCTCACCGCCTTTAGAGACCGCCTGCTCAGCGGGTGTGCGGGTCAGCCGCTCTTGTGACTGAATACCGTACTGGCTAGATCGGCTTAGGCGATCAAACGCCGCCTGCCCCAGCGCAAAGCGAAAGATCCGGCCTTTTTCAGCGGCGATTTCTAGCAAAAAGCCTTTAGCAATCGGCGTCTCATCCCGACGAATCCCTTCATCAAATAAAACATCACGCGCACGAATAGCGCCATTAACGCCAGCAGAACGCATATCCAGCACGCCCCCCATCGATTTCTTTAAGGCACCATGGCTCAGATCCAGCCATGCACCGGCTTCGCGCAGCGCCTGACTGCTGCTGCGGCTGATATCACGCACAGCGAGCTGAAGCACGCCAGCGGAACGGCTCACCGCACGGGCATTGGGGCCATCCAGCATTTCTCCCGCACTGGCAATCAGCCCCGCCGCTTTTTGAGTCAGCTCGGCTGCACTTCTGGCGTCTTTGATCGCCACAGAAATATCCCGTGGCAATATCCGCATATTGGCGACAGCAGCGGACCGGCTGGCCACTTGGGTGGCCGCCTGAAGTAAGGGCATAAAATCCATCATCATCCTATTGAGTCATACATGGCAGAGCGGCTGGCCTGTTGCTGCCAGCCATCAAAAATACGCTTCAAATGCGGGGCGATTTCAGCGGCAATCTGCTGCGGGTTTTTAACATCACCCTTTACCGTGACCTGAATCGTTGGCTGAAAGGTGAAGACCTGGCTGGGAATGACTTTAGGCTCAGGCTTTGCAAGCGAAGGAACAATGACTGGCGGTGCAGCAGGTGGCGCAGGGGCTTTAGGAACAGGGGATTTTGCTGCCTCTTTACCCGCAATCGCCTTACCAATCAGCGCGCCGATTTTTTCACCGCCCAAAGCGCCAATGGCGCCGCCCAGCAAGCCCCCAATCGCAGTCCCTATACCTGGCGCAATCAGGGTGCCAATCACGGCCCCCATTTTGGCCCCCGCCAAGCCGCCAGCTAATGTGCCCGCAGCGCCACCATAACCTTCGCCTTTCTCCGGCGCTGTCTTGGCATTTTTGTAGGTGTCATAAGCCGTATAGCCTGCACTGGCCACCGACAAAGCGGCGCCACCCACCTTGCCCAAGACTTTGCCCCCCACTTTAAATGCTTGGCCTATCTTGGCTAATTTGCCAACCCGCTCCACGGCAGGCAGAGGCCCCAGCACAGGTTTTACCCGACCTGCCCTGCGGCTTGATCGATCGCGGCCCCCGACAGATCGATCAGCGCCTTCCCCTGAAAGATCAAGACCGCCCCCAGCCGGCAGATTAGTGACAAAGACTTCTTGTACCCCCCCCACATCCGTACCTTGCCCGCCTTGGCCATCCCGTAACACACCCACAGCGTCATCTAAAAAGCCTCCGACCGCGGCACCAATGCCTGGCGCAATCATTTCGCCAAGGGTGGCGCCAATTTTGAGGCCATCGGGTGGCTTACCTGCCTGCGCTTTTTTCTCATCTGATGGCAGTACAGATTCAGGGGCGTGTTCTCCATGTTTGTCATTACCATAAGCGGATGCACCTAACATCCCCAGCGCCAACGCCGATCTGCCAAAGCGGCTCACCAAACGCCCGCCCACCTTGAATGCACGGCCGATTCTGGCCCGTTTACCCATCCGAACCGGCCCTTCTGCTGGCTGTGTATCCGATCTAGCTGGCGATGCAGTGCCTCGTGCTAATGGCCTGCGGCTGGATCCGCCCAAGGGCCCCGCTGGCCAATTGGTGACAAAAACCTGCTGTACACCGGCCGCAGCACGGCCCGCCCCGCCTGCTGCAGAGCGGCCCTCGCTACTTGCACCGGGCAAGCGCAGGCCTAATTTTTCTAGCGACTTACCAACCAGCCAAGTGCCCGCACCTGCGGCGACCCGTTTCAGCGCAACCAGCCCCACACCGATGCCAGCCGCTAAGGCAGTCAGCGCAATGGCCGGATTATTTGCGGTGATCGTTGTGCCAAATTTCAGCACTTTTGCCGCTGTATCCGCTACAAAGTCAGTTACTGGGCGAATCGCATCACCAATCGTCACCATGGCCGCCGTGAATTCACTGGCGACCACATTCCATTTACGGTTTGAGGTTTCATCCCGTTTGGATTTATCGGTATCGAGTTTTTTAATCCCGTCGGTGTTTTGGATTTTGATCAGATCATCTTTAATTTGCTGACCATATTTAATCTGTGCCAGCGCGGCAGAGCGGGCCTGCATATCACTGAGCACTTCCCCCAGCCCTGCTGCCTGCATATAGGCGGAGAGCGCTTCTTCTTCGGCTTTTTTATCCCCACTGGCGTTTTTAATCCTGGCTTTAATATCTGCCAGCTTTTTAGATCGGGTCGCATCGCCGCTGGTGGCGAGGTTTTCAGTCAGGCGCATAAAGGCCGCAACCGGCCCATCGCCATGGGCGCGCATGGTGGCTTCCATCGAGCCCTGCAGATCGATTCCCGCATCGGCAAATTTCTTATTGGAATCCGGCGAAGTGATTTTAGAGAGTAAGTTTTTAAAGTTAGTGGCCGCGCTGTCGGCATTGCCTGTCAGCTTAATCTGCGCTTGCAAGCTGGCGGCGATATAGCGCACGGCCTCTGGCCCTTGCATGCCCATGCTGCCTACTGTCGCCAGCAGCTCAGGCATAAATTTAGCCATCTTGTCGGATTCAAAAGCCCCGATATCACCGGCCACCGCAATCTGGCCCATGACTTTTTCCATTTCAGCCTGATTCACGCCGTTTTGCTGTAATGAATAAATCAGTTGCGCAGCATCGCCGGATTCCATCTTTTGACCGATGGTAAGCTTGCCCAGCAAATCGCTATAGTCCACCGCTTCACGCCAATCCATACCTTGAGTAACGAGGCCATTCACGGAAGCGGCCAGATCACTCTGGGCCATTTTTTGCCGTTTGGCGGCGGAACGAATCGCCCCGTCCAGCTCCTTTTCTCCACCTTGCCCGGCGATGCCGGCCTTAATGGCAATATCACGAATTTCGGCTTGATAGTCGCCAGATATTTTGGTTGGAATCGCCGTCGTAGCCAGCCCCAATCCTGCGGTGCGGCCCAGCTTCATGCCCGAATCCATTTGCGTTTTGCCCGCCTCCTGCAAGGCTAAACCACGGCTGGTCCGGCCCAGGCGAATGTATTCTCGGTCCAGCTTATTTACCGCAATGCCCGCTTCTCTGAGCTGGCCAATATGCGTATCCAGACGACGACGCAGGCCGCCGTCAGCAACGGCGCGCTGAGAAGTCGCCACGTCTCGCATACTGGAACCCAGCACGGTGCTGGCTTGCCTTGCACCACCTAAAGCTTGGGTCTGCTGCTTTAATTCATTTTTATTGGCATGCAAAGCCGCCCTTTTCACTTCAAAAGCTTGCTTGGCCCGTTTTGCCTCTTGCTGGGTTTTTTCCAGCTCACGGGATAGCTTACTTTCTGCAGCGGTAGCCTCTTTACTCGCCGCAATCTGCGCCCGCTTTTCAGCAAGCAGTGCCTTTTGCCCTTTGGCCGCCAGCAGTGCGGCTTGATACTCGGCTTTCAGCGCCAGCACTTCTCCACTCGGGCCGGTTTTGTCTTTGCGGGCGTGCAGCCATGCGGCTTTTTTTGCTTCTGCGGCCGACTGAGTCAACTTCAGTGAGCGGCTCAGCGCGGTGTGTTCTGCCTCAAGTGCCGATACATCCGCCTTGGCCGCCGTGCTCTTACGCATGGTCGCCAGCTGTTTTGCCATGCCGCCGACTCGATCGGTCGCGCCTTTCCAGTCTTTTTCAAGGCCGGTGACTTCTGAGCGCAAGGTACGGACACCATCCAAGCCAATCCGGCGTGAGGCACGATCGGCCTGCTCCATACTGCGCTGCAGCCGCTGAGTCTCCCCCACCAGCGATTGCAAACCCTTAGTATTGGCGAGCTTGCCCTGTAAACCCTCGACCGAGCGCTGGGTTTTATGGATCGCAGAGCCAAAGGTCGATGAGACAGCGCCGCCAATCACAATACCAATGGCCAGATCTTTAGACATCATAGCCTCCTATAAAAAAACAGCGGGCCTCAGCCCGCTTCATCACGATTCAACCAGTGCCCAATCTCGCTGACCGGCACACTGCGTACCGTCTCTCGCGACCAGCCCAGCTCACGCGCCAGCCGTCTGGCTAACGGCCACCACTCATGGCTCCCTATCATCGCTAAGTAAACGAAAATAGGCGTCCTGCAGCTTTTTGTAATCGCGCAAAGTCAGCTGCCGCAGGTCATTGGGCGCACAATCACACAGCCGCGCAAACATCAGTTGCTCACGCTCCGCATCGCTTTTGCCCAACACTTGCACATCGAGTTGATCACCCACCGTCGGCTCACGTAGCTGCAGCTGATTCACCAGCACATCGTTTAATTTAATCGCGGTGCTTAACTTAATCATTTCTTGCATGAGGGTTTCCCTGATCGGCCCGCCATGTGCGGGCCTCTGTGATTAAAGGCCGATTGCGGCGCGCTCTGCGGCCAGCTCGTCATTGCCATTGATAATGCGGATTGCGTTCACCGGGTCAATTTCAAAGATCACCCGGTTATCCACTTCCAGCTTGTAATAGCTCAGGCTGGCGCTGTACTTGGTTTCGCTTTTGTCGCCCGGCTTCCAGCTGCCGGAATCCACTTCGGTCAGCAGGCCTCGCCAAGTCACGATCACCGCAATCACCGCGCCTTTCTGATCCGTGAATGCCCCGCGAAAATTGCCAGCAAACAAGGTGCTGTCGGCAATCCCGAAGAAAGCCAGCGCTTCAGGGCTAACCCCTGCCAGCGTAAAACCGCATTCCAGTTTTTCCAGCCCCATGGGCATATCGACTTCAGCATCCATCCCGCCAGCCCGATAGGCATCGGTTTTGCGTTTTAACTTGGGCAGCGTAATTTCCATCACCCTGGCGGCAAAGCCACGGCCATCGAGAAACATATTTAAATTAGTTAGAACTTGAGGAATCATCGTGTGCGCTCCTTAGCGGCCGAAGTCGAGGACTTCGGTGATCCATTGATTGGTCACTTCCACTTGGAAAACAGGGTTTTCAGCGGGCGGTACATCGGTAAAGCGGATGGTCCAATAAATACGCCCCTGCTCGATCGCGCTGGCGGTGTTTTTATCCGGGTCTGGAAACACTTCAAAATTAATCACCGCCCCCAAGGCTTTAAGGTCGCGCATAAAAGCATCCAGCCCATCGGTGACATCTTTGACATAGGTTTTAGTAATCCCGCGATCCACCGCCCATTGATGGCCTTTGAGAATCGCATCCATCACCATATCCACGGTGCGTACCCGAGTGACAAAGCTCCACTTCGGATCCGCCGACAAGGTACGGTTACCCCAAAGGCGAAAGCCGCCTTCGCGAATAATGGTGGTGATATGCGCTTCATTCAGCAGATTGGCGCGGCAGGTGGCATCGCCATAGAGATATTCAATCGGGCGCTTGGTCCCCAGTACTTCGCTGAATTCGGTATTAGACGGGCTGGCCCAGAAACCGACACGGGCATCCTGACGGGCAAACAAACCTGCCGTGGCTGCAGATGCGGGCGCATCGGCTTCGGTGCTCAGTTTGCTATCCCAAACCCGCAGGCCCGGATCCACCACATAGGCCCGCTTACTGCCCAGATTCTTAACAAACGCCAGCGCGGCTTCATCGTCGGTATTGGGGCCGTCAATAATGGCGATCGCCCGCAGCTTATCGGCCAGTGAAACCATAGCGGAAGCCACGGCCGGAGTGCTGCTGTGGCCCGGTGCAACAATCAGCCGCGGGGATTGATTGGTTTTAGATTTTGCATCCAGCAACGCCTGTAAGCCGGTGCGCTTCCCCTTGGCATCGACGCCACCAATGATGGCGCTGGTCAGCTGTGCGGGCGTTTCAACGGTTTGGCTAACGCCAACGGCCACCACCACGGCAGCAGCCTGAGCGTAGATTTCTTTCAGGCGCTTAGCCATGGCGCTCTCTTCGCCAAACTGCGCCACGCCCTCCCGTAAATTGGTAATCAAAATGGGGGTATCTGCCGCAGCCAAACCCGCACCCGGTGTAAATGTATCGACAATGCCAATAATCGATGAAGACGGCAGCGCAATCACACGCGGGCCTGTATCCACCAGCGTCACCGTCACGCCATGGAAAAAACTACCTTGTCCGGCCATAGGGCCTCCTGAAAATAGACGAAAAAAAACCGCCTGAGGGCGGATATGCTTTAAACCAATGATTTTTAAACGAGGGACTTGTTAAATCACTTCTATCCCTTCAACACGCTTTTGAATGATGTTGATCGCTGCATCAGCGGCCAGCAGTACAGCATGGTGATCAAGCAGTTTTTTAACGGTCTCCTTCCCTTTAAGCCGCGTATCACGGATGGCATACAGCGCGGCATCCCAGGCATCGGCCTTGAGGATAATACTTTCAGCCGCCGCTTGAGGAGTGATGCCGCAGGCATCGGCCCAGCTCTGTACGGTGAGCGGGACTTCGCCTTTAAATGCAAGGACCGCAAACGCTTTTGCCTCACGAGCCGTGCTTTCATACTCCATTGCACGTAATGGATCGCCCATGATAGAAAGACGAGCGGCATCCGCCGATTCATCAATTTGCTCGCATGCGGCCACAATAGCGGCATGTAAAGGGAGCTGATCAAACTCAAAACCAGCAAACTGTTGACCCGCAGAAATAATACTAAGGCTTGTTGTTTTCATAACGAATTCCCTTATAGCTTCTTAAGATTAGTCAGTACGTTCGAGAGATTAACGGGCAAGGTCCCCGCAGCAACCCCAAAAATGTATTTCCCACCGAAATCATCAGGAAACACAGTGGTATCACACATAAGCGTAAATGCACCGACATAGGCAGATAACAGCGCGCCACCAAACGTGCTTGGCGCAATAATTGAGCTATTTCTAATTCGCACCGAAATGCCCAGGTAGTTCCAGCCAGAAGCACGCACGAAACCCAGCAAGCCCGCGGCCACAGTTAAAGGCGGACTAAGTAGATTGGACTCAGGAAAAGATAGCTCTAAGGTGTCAAATGAAAGCATATTGATGCTCCTAACATAAAAGCCATACATCGATGACTCTGTCTCACCCCACTTAAAAAAACTGGTCGATAATTTACGACTAGCATCTTGACCTAAAATATATAAATCCCCGCCCAGCGTTACATTTTCACGCATCTCGTAATCAGAGAGCAGCCGCACCTCGCAACGGCCACATTTAGGCGTGCTATCAATGCACTTTCTGATACTGGAAAATGGCTCGGCACGGGTTCCTTTGCCCGCTTTATCATCACCAATAATTTGATCCACATACCAAATACGGCTTAATTCAGGGGAAGCGGCAATCGCCCTTGCCACTGCTTGATCAATTTCTGTTTTCTTGCCACTGAATGTAGCGGTTAACTTGTTTGCTGCAGAGACAAGGTCTGCAATTTGTGACTCTAAACTCATGATTGTTTTTCCTAAATGTTGGAGGGCAAAAGATATTTAAGTTGCCGATCGGTAATGACTTGTCGTTGCTGCAGAGTAATAAGCAAATCATCCCGATCAACACCACATAACGCCGCTGTGATGGCGGCAGTTGCATTGCTCGCAACCGCAATTAATAAGCCAAGATGATCAAGCTGATTTTGTTGATCTATTTCCGTGACCTTCTTAGTAAGATAAGTAAGCGTTCGGCCTATCTTGACTTGCTCTTGTTGCTGAGTGGCCAGTTGATCATCTCGCTCTACGCCCCGCAGCTGCTCGCTGATCTGTGCTGCCGCCAATGCCGCCAGCGGACCAGCCAGCGTCAGATTCAAACCTGCTCCGCTGGATTCCATGGTGACGCTGTTTGCGGGCAGCGCTTCCAAAAGTAGGTCGTAAGCCAGTAGCAGATCCACACCCGCCGACTTGTACGCCAGCGGTGATTTAGGATCAGACCACACTGCGAGTAATACACCGCTGTCTAAATAAAAGCCCACTTCACGCACCCAAAACTCGGTTTTGCCATCGGCAATCGCGGTTAAGTGCAGATGATTAGTGCCTAGCTTTTCGCCGTCGCTGATGGCGTGGCGGGCTTTTTCGGTGCGTAGCTTGGTTTGGGTTTGCGCTGGGCTGTAGCCACTGTCGCCCAGTGCGATATGGGTGATTTTTCCTTGAAAACCATCCTGAGTTGCATTAAAAATCGCCGCCAAACCGGCTTCAGTAATAACTGGTTGTAAAAGTGCGGTCGTCATCGGGCCTCCATAGTGACGTGAAGTACCGCTCGGGCACGGCTGGCACTGGCTAGGGCCAGCCCACTTTGCGTCGATAGCGTCATCGAAACCGTTGCGGCGTGATGGCACACCGCACGCAATTGCGCAGCGGATGCCAGCGCCACAGGCTGCCTGAGCGTTTTAGGTTGTACGGCCAGCGCCGTCGCCGAGCCACGGGCTACGGCGCGAGCTTGATGGGCATTGGCCAGTAAAAATGGCGACTGATCAAAACGAGCGCCGACTTTAAAGCGGTAATGGCTGCGCTCATTTTTAACCGCATCCACCATGCGTTTCAGTCGCTCGTAAAGCGCTGGGGTCAACAGTGCACCGTCATGGCCATCGTGGTTTTCATTCACCCACGCGGTCAGGCCAAAGGTAAATGGCGCTGCACCCGGTATGTCCTGCCATTCTTTAAATTCAACCGATACCCCCAGCGCCCCCAAGGCCCGGCGCACGGCTCCCGCTGTGCCTTTGTGTTTATGGATCTCAATTGAACGGCTAATCAACGTGCGGCGCGGGCCTTCGGTAAGGGCTTCATCCCAGCCATCCACTGAACGCTCCCAAGCGAGCCAGGGCAAAAAGGAAACTGGGCAGCGACTGGCATCAGCCAGCCAACTAAGCGGTGTTGGATTAACATCCGGCTCGCTGGCTTTGAACAGCGCACGCTCCAGCGGCGTGGCATTCGGTGGTAGTAAGCTCATGCCGCCACCAAACTGATCGCGTCACATTGCGGAAAATGCCGCACATCGCAGCGGATATCCTCCGCCGGCTCAGTCAGAACCACCCGGCTGACCCCAGCCACATGCAGCGCAGCAAAAATGGCCGAACGAGACAAAGTACGGCCCAGCTTGCGTGTACTGGCCAGTGTGCTGTTTAGCCCCGCCCGCGCCTCTGCCAGCACGGTTTGTGAATCCGGGCCGTTTTCTATTTCAATCACGGCTTGCACTCGAAATCCCGTAGCTTGGCCTGCGCTGACCCGCGGCCGGTCGGTCAGTGGCCGCACATCATCGGCAGACAAAGCCACTTGTACGGCGGCAGCCAGCTCATCGCCATTCATACTCGAATCCATCGGCAACACCGCAATCGACACATCGCCCGGCAAAGGGGCGATCAGGCCAGCAGCATCGCTACACACTAAAACCAGCGCCCCTGCTGGCAGCTGACTGCGTAGCGCATCACTGATCGGCACCGCTGCAAATGTCGGTGAATCCACCGAGGCATCCGTCACCCAAGCCGACGCGCTCAAACTATGAAATAAATACGCCCCACGTGAACCGGCCACCGATAAGCCTTCCAGCGCCATCTGGCAGCGATAACGCAGACGCTCATCTTCTTCATAAACCGCCTCAATAGGCGGCTCTGCATCTGGGTTAGCAGGCGTCATCAACAGCCGGCTAACGCCATAATCGGCGGCCTTATTGTCCAAATCAGTGCCCCGCGCATAGGCCAGCATGGTGGATACGGCCGCATCATTGACCCAGGCCCGCAGCATCAGCTCCTGATAGGCCGATAATTCCAACAGTTTTACTACTGGATCGCTTTCCAGCACCGCGCTCCAATCGGGGTAAATCGCCTTAAACTGCGCCAGCTTACGGGCATAGATCGCCTCAAAATCTAGCGTTTCCAGCAACTGTGGCGGCGGGAGTTGGCTTAAATCGATCATGCCGTCACCTCCAGCAACATACTGTCGCCCAGATAGATCCCTGAAATTTTAATATTTACCCTGCCATCGATCACAGAAATAATCGTGACCTTGCTGACTTTAATCCGCGGCTCCCAGCGCACCAGATTGCGGGCGATTTCCGCTTGCGCCGCAGCAATCCAGCCCGCATTCACCGGCAAATCCACCATGCGTGGTAAATGGCTGCCATATTCTGGCCGCTCCCGACGGCTCCCTAGGGGCGTCGTCAAAATATCGGCAATGGATTGAGCCAGATGAGCGGAACCAGTCATGGGCTGCCCTGTTATACGATCCATCCCCATCATCGAATTAAGCCTCGCTGGCAGGCGGCAGGATCAAACGCTCAAAGTCTGGGCGCTGATCCAGATGAGCAATCAGTGCGTCATCATCGCTACTGATGGAGCGATTGATCACCGCAAACGAGCGGCCATCATCCAAAATAAGCGTTCGTGATCGAAAAGCCTTATCCGTAAAGGAAACGGGCTGAATCGGTGTGTTACTGGGCTTAGCCATATTGGCCTCCTACAGATGTAAAAACGCCCCAGAGCAATGAAGCGCCGGGGCGTATGTAAAGATCAAAGGATGAGGACGCATTAAAAATACAAACTTTTACCCCTCGCATTTCGTGTTGTGTGCGTATACACTACACAGATGATTAAAACGTTCAACCACAAAGGGCTCGAAGCGTTTTTCCTAACTGGTAGCAAAGCAGGGATTCGCCCAGATCACGCAAGTAAGCTGCGATTATTACTAGCACGACTTGATACGGCTAGCGGTGCACCAGATATGAACGTTCCCAGCTGGCGCTTACACCCCTTAAAAGGGGATCTGACGACACATTGGGCCGTCACGGTAAATGGCAATTGGCGCTTAACCTTCCGCTTCCTACCGGATGGCAACGTGGAATTAGTCAATTATCAAGACTATCACTAGGAGTACCAAATAATGCGTATGCATAACCCGCCTCACCCAGGCGAAGTTCTAAAAGAGTGGTTTGCCGAGGTCAGCATAACCACGGCCGCTTCCAAGCTTGGAATTACCCGTGCCCACCTGTCGCGGATTCTAAATGGCCATGCGGGTATCAGTGCCGAAATGGCATTACGCCTTGCCGCCTGCTTGAATACCTCGCCAGAAAGTTGGCTGCAAATGCAAATGAATTACGACTTATGGCAGGCAGAACAGCGGCCTTTACCGCCCATCGAACGCTTAGCAGCCTAAGCCAAATGGCACAGCAGGGACGTGAAAGATCAAGACCCCATGATTAAAACACGGCCCTGCCCACAATCAATCAAACCGCCTCACTCGTCATCTGCCCATCGCCCTGTTCCCTATGAGCGTGTTTCATCAGGCTAATCTCTCCCGCGCTCACGTCGCCTTTGGCTTCAATGGCACCACCGAAGCTGGCTTTCGCGCCACCTTTGGCTAAGTGATTAATGGCGGCGCCTACCGTCAGATTCTGGGTCACGATGACATCATCGGCATCCAGGGTAATGGTGGTTGATTTAACCGTGACGCTCTCTGCCGCATTCACGGTCACCGTTTTACAACCATCGATCAGGGCTGCACCAGCGGTAAAGTCATACTCGATTTTGCAACCATCGGGCATCTGCCACGCCACCACATTGGCTCGCCCGTCATGGCCCAGCGCGTCGGTGTAAAAACCCACCAGCGCGAAACCATTGTCTGGCTCGCCGGATGGATTCAGCATTAATGCTTGCTCACCCACCGAAGGCAGGCGCCAATGCTGTGCTTTACCCGCAGCTAAACCCAGCCAAGGCACCCAACTTGATACCCAACCATCTGAGGCGATTCTCACTCTGGCCTTGCCCGCATCCACAGCAGACACCACGCCAGGGATAAGCAAGCCAGACAACATGCGGTCTAATTCTGATAATTCGTAACGCATCGTGCCTGGGCCTATAAATCTTCCGGTTTAAAATACGCATCCACAGGGCCACTGCCTGTTGTGATGCCCAGCAGCAACTCGCCCAGCTCAGGAATAGGCCATTCTTCTACGTCTCCCACATGAAGCTCGTGCTCAAAGGTCACGCACCAGACCAGATATCCTTCCAGCTCGCCTTTAAAGCCATCTGGGGCAACGCTTTGAATCCGCGCCAAACCCACTGGCTGGCCCCAAGTTTTAAAATGAATGGCGGCGGCCAAGCGGCAAACTAACTGCCGGATATGTAATTCAGCATCGGCGCGGGTTGGGTCCATCACCAGCCGCGCTTCAAAGCGGGCAATTAAAGACAGCTCGCCATTCCCTGGCTGCGTACCATCGCTAAATTCAGCCAGCTCGATCAGTAGCAGCGGTAGGCTGACCCGCCCTTCTAAATCCGGATAGGTCAGCACTTCCATCTTCGGAAAAACACCCTGTAGCTGCTGCTCGATGGCCCTGTGTAAATCAGCAATATCCATCAGCGCGCCCTCCCTGCCAGCTTATGCAGCTCATAATTTAATTCCTGCTGCATCAAGGTCTGCAGGCGGCCGGGTATCAAACCCGAAATTCTGGAAAAAGCCGTATTGGCCATCAGATCCACCTCGACCTTGGCCCGCCTGATCGGTAGGCGAGCCTTTGAGCTGCGCTGATACAACTTGCCGTTATAACGTGAGTTTTTAGAAGGCATAAACGCAGCTTCAAAATGCCATGACTTCACTCGATAGCCTCTGGCGGTTTTGATGGGTTTACCCAGCTCATCCGCATTCAGGGCCGAAATCCCAAACCAGATTTTGACGGCTGGCCCGCCATTGCTGCCTTCCCGCCATTGTTTGTCGTAGATCCGGACGCGATACACAATCATCTTGCGGCGGATCCCGCGATCTTTTAACTCCCGCAGCAAATGCGTGCGCGTCCACAAGGCTGTTTTGCGGACCGCCCGTTTTGTCGCACGCTCCAGCGCATGAAGACTCAGCCCAGAGGCCAAGGCTTTAATCGATGCATCATCAAAATCAATCTTGACATCAATCATAAATCCCCCTTAGCACCAGTACCGTCAGCCCGCTGCCATCAGGCTCCAGATTCACGACGCTGTATTCACCCTGACCCGCCACACTGACACGGCTATTTTTAATCACGCCATGGGCTCGTTCGTCTCGCACCACAAAATGTGGCTCACGCAGGCCGGTATTTAATTTGCCAATCATGGGCTGCAGCCAAGGCGCAGCAAACATGCCTTGCGCCGGCTGCCCATCGATCAGCGCTTGGTCTCCCAGCGAATCAAAAACAGCCGTATCCATTTCTGCAATCAGATCGCGAAACATGGCTTACACCTTGAGTTTGATCACCGCACCGGGCCGAGTGCAGAGATTGAGTGGATTAGATTGCGATTCCATATCAATGCCCTTGCCGTGGAGCATGGTTTCTTGCGAGGTGTAATACGGCAGGCCATTGGTGTTCACGGTTTCGATGTGATCAGCCGGCGCAAAGCGCGTTACAAACAACTCGGGTACGCCTTCCGGTACTGCATAGGCTTCGTCATCACCGACAAAGGCCTTACCACCTACTTTGCCGCGATAACGCTCAAAGACGCAGCCGCCAAATTCAATGACTTCCCGCGGCTCGCCACGCAATGCGGCAGCCAGCTCACTATTTAAATAAGTGGCTTCAAACGAATCATTGGAGAGCAAGGCTGACCAGAAATTCTTACCGCAAAACACCCGCACCCCTGTATGCGTCAGGGCGCCCAGCGCATCTTCGATCGCCTCATGAATTTCTAGGCACTTACTGCGTAAATGCATCTCTGGCTTAGCCAGCTCCATCGCAATCTCGACCTGCTTGATCCCAAATTGCTGATATAAATTGAGCAGCGGTGTTTGGCCATCTGCATCCAAAATCACGCCCTTGATGGCACCGATGCGGTGAAACTCAATCGTGGCATCCAACTGGCGGCGATGTTTAGCCAGGCGCTTGGAGACCAGGTTTTGCACCGATTCCATTTCAGTCTCGCTGCCAAACGCGCGCAAGCCTTGCACTTCATCTGCGCGAATACTGGAGCGCTGTGGCAGGTGAATCGTATTAAACGGGATCAGCTGACGCTTAGTTCCGCCAACCACTTGCCCGGGTGCACCGCGCTCACCGGCTGACACCAGCGCCAGCGTATCGCCATCTTTTTCAATCTGCACCGTGGTGGTGGTGATGCCTTCTTCTTCAAACAGACCCAGCTTCCCGATGCGCCCAGGCACATGCGGCATGCTATTAATCTCCGCGGTCAGTGTGGACATAGAAAATGCGCCGTCGTTAAAAACATCGATGCTAGCCATTAGCGGCTTCCTTAAATGAAAAAACCCAGCAGCGCTGGGTTATAGGTAGAGGGGGAGATCAGCCTTAGCGGACGATAATGTGCTGCTCAGCCAGTTGCGCCGTGACCAGCGCATCTAAGCCGGTCAATTCGGCCGCACTGACCTCGGCTAACCGAGACGTAATCGTCACTTGCAAGGGCGCTTCGCGCTCTCCTGCTGGCGCATACAAAATGGCAGCCGCTTTAACCACCGCCTTACTGCCTTCAGCCGGTGCGGCATAGGCCGAATAGAGCTGCGTTTTGTCATCAAAAGAGAGAATCTGCCCAGAAGGCAAAGCAGGGCCAGCGGCCAGTTGCGCCAGATCGGCGCTCAGCGTGCCCACGGTCGATAACAGATACTGACCGGCGCGGGCCTTTTGAGTCATGATAGTCATGATAAACCTCGGATCGTGATGGGATTAGCCGCCGGAGTGCGGCGCTGTGCATAAATACTGTGGGCGTTCGGTCCACTATTGACCGGTTTAGCAGGCGTATCTTCAGGCGGCGTGGCGTCCAGTTCAGCCCCCGCCGCCGTCACCAATTTGTTAAATAAGCGCTCCCGCGCCGCATCGATGCTGACACCAGCAGCAATCAGGCTGGCCGCCATTTCTGGCAGCTTGGCCGTCAGCGTCATATCGCGAATGGCGATCGCTTCATTCACGCTATTGCGCACCGCCTGCTCGCTGGCCAGCGCCGAAACCGCCACCACCCGCATCACCGCGACACTGGGTAATTGAGCGCTATTACATAATTCAGCTGCCAGCGCCGCCATGGCCACGGTATCAACCGGTTGAATCACCGGCACGGGCTCAGGGGGTAAATCAGGCGGCACGATCTCTGCCGAATTCTTTAGCGCAGCCATCAGTGCCACAGGCGCATTACCGATCCGGCCTACCGCTGCGGTCATTGCTGCACTGGCCTGCATCTTGACGGTGGGTAAAATCTCATCGGCAAAGCCCAGCGCAAGCGCCTCCTGTGCGGTCAGCCATGTGGTTTCGTCCATCATTTTGGACAACGTTTCTACATCCACCCCGCTGGCTTTTACGCGGTAACACGCAATCAGGCATTGCTTGGCTTTATCCATAAAGTCCGCCACATCACGCAAATCACCCGACTCCCCCACCGCCACCGTGGCTGGGTTATGAATCATCAGCATGGCGTTATCCGGCATCACCACTTTATGAGCGCCCATCGCAATCACACTAGCGATACTGGCGGCAAGGCCATCAATACGTGCCGTCACGCGTTCACCCATGCGGCACAACACGTTATTGATGGCGATGCCATCCCAGACATCACCACCGATGCTGTTAATGGCCACCACCACTGGGCGCTTGCCATCATCGACCGCATTCAGATCACGGATAAAATCGGCGGCACGAATGCCCCAGTCACCGATCTGATCGTATAAAAACACTTCGATCGGTGCATCAGGCTTACCTTCCGCCGCATTGCGAATGCTGTACCAGCTGCTGCCGCTGCCATCGCCAACCGATGCGGCACTATTCATCAGCCGTGGATTGTTATTTTTCATCTTCATCGTTTTCCTTTAGAGATCCATCCGGCGCCTCAACAAGGCGGGCATCAGAATCAAAATGCAGATTCATCCGGTCTGCCCGGGCGTTATCTTCTTCAATCTCACGATCGATCGTTTCAGGGTCTTCACCGCGTTTAAGAATGACGGCAGAGCGGCTGGTAAACCCAGCCCGCACCAGTTTTTGATCGGCCTGCACGTCTTGTACCGGGTGCAAATACGGCCAGCCTTGCGGCACCCAATTAGTGCGGCGATAAACGCGTGGATTTTTGGCATAGCCTGGCAACACAATCGCCCCCGACAGCACCGCCATATCCATCCAGGCCTTGCGAATAGGCCGACAAAGCTGGTGTACAAAAATACCGTGCTGCCGTTGCTCCACCCTGCGGCGAAATTCATTCAAAATAACGCGCATCACCCGATCACTGATATTGCGTAAGTCGCCAGAGAGCAGCTCATAAGGCAAGCCAATCCCAGCGGCAACCGCAGCCAATTGCTGGCGCATAAATTCGTCATAGTTATTGCCGGCATCCGGTGGTTTAGAAAACGCCACCTCTTCGCCCGGCTCCAGCTCCTGCATGGTGCCCGGCTCTAAACCCACCATCGAAAAGCCCTGTGTTTCAGTGGCCTGCATCCCAGGGAACATCGAGTTCTCGGGATTGGGCTTACTGATAAAGCCAGCAAACAGATTGGCCACCTCTTGCCTGAACAACACCGCATCATCGAATTCATCCAGCGTTTTCATGCGCAGCAAGACAGGCGCCAGATGCGGCACACCCCGCAGCTGCCCAGGTCGGGTGGGTTCAAAGATATGCAAGATCTGGCTGGCCTCAACGCGGATCAGATCGTTATAAGCGCACTGACCCCGCTCGCCTGGATGGTTGCGATACATCCAATAGGCAACGCGCTTGCCGGTTTGATTAAATTCAATCCCCTGCCGAATATTGTTGCCATTGGGCGCCTTGCCATTTTTGTCATGCGGAACAAACTCCGGCTCCAGGATTTGAATCTGCAACGGCACGGCCAAGTCCTCCTTTAAGCTACGCGGCCGCAGGCGTACAAAGCACTCGCCGGACTCAAACATCGAACGAGCCACTAGCAGCTGCTGGCCATAAAAATCCAGCTGGCCATCAGCATCCGATTCCTCGCACCAATCGCCCCATAAATCCTGTAATTCACGGCGAATAGTCGCGTCCGAATGCTTAGGCATCGGCACAATGCCGGTGCCGATATGATTACTGCCCAGCTTATCCAACGCCGTGGCGGCGTAAGGATCATTACGAACTGCCGCTCGGCTGCGATTACGCAGCGTTTGTAAACCAGCACTGCCGGTGCTGACCGGGCCGTTACCGCCGGGCTGCCAGTTGGCCGCCCGACGCCCTTGCCCTGCGCCGTCATAACTATTTTTTAAACGCGCAGGCAGGATAAAACCTTTAGAAGCCAATGCCGAATAAGCCATCAGATCCCCTTTCCGGCGTGAAACATCCGGTGCTGACGCGTTTTAGCATGGCCCGCTTGTGCCGACAGATCACTGATCGCGAGATTTCTGGCCGCAATCAGCTCAGAAATATTGCGGTATTCCACCCGGCGGTCTGCGTACTGAATCACCCGCTCGCCTCGAGCAATGGCTTTATTGATTGCGTCCAGATCTTGCTGAGTAAATGCCATATTAACGTCGCTTCAAATAGCCAGAGCGCGCCACCCGGCGAGCTGCAATGGGAGGGTCAGAAACAAAAGACCCCGCAGTTGCGGGGTCTCGTCGGGGTGATGCGTGGGCTTGCGCCGGTTTGGGCTCATCAAATAAGCCGGTTTGCGCGTAGCGCATCTTCAGCGCATTCCAATCGGCCTGCTGAAAACGGTGCAAGCCCATGTAATGCGCCATCGCTAAGCTATATACGGTTAAATCCAGTACCTCATTACGGTCTGATTTGGCCTTGGTCCAGTCGGTGATTTCACGGCCTTTAATAAAGCGCCGGATTTTGCGCTCTACCGTCAGCTGATCGTAGTACTCGCTGGGCAGATCTTTACTAAAGTGCTGTGCGCCCGGCCCGTCGAGTAACTTAAAGCGGTTATAAAGCCAGTCTTTAGCAGTGTCGGTACCGATCATCCACAGCTCACAGCCGCCTTTATCGGTGGTTCCCCGCCAAGTAACATCGACCTTGCTGGCCCGCGCCGCCAGAATGGGCCGGCCCCGTTTGCTCTCGCCCTTAATCGCCAGCACATGGCGATAACGGCGCAGCCTGCAGAACTGATAAACCTCCTGCGTGTGATGGCCCCCGGTATCGATGGCCGTCGCAGAAATCCCCATACTCTGGCCATGCGGGTGAATAAATTCCTTCTTTAATTCTTCATCCAGCATTTCCCATGAGCGCTCTTCGGCCGGATCACACATCATCACCCGATGATCGATAGTCCAGCTTTCCAGCCCTTCGCCCCAGCCTTTAATCAGCAGCTCCAAGCGGTTAGCCTGCACGTCCACGGAGGCCGTCAGAATCAGCACGCCCAGCGGAAGGCTACGTAAAGCGTAGTCCTCGGCCCGCGCCATCAGCTCACTGCCACGGGTGCGCTCTTGCGCGTTATCCCAGACCTGAGCCAGCCGAGTATTGTAAAAAACCTGCATTGGCTCTGGGTCTCCCCGCTGCAAGGCAATGGCGGCTTTTTCATATTGCTTGAGTAATGAGCCCCAGGACACCCAACCGAGCGGCATATTTAAAGCATTAATCTGGAAGGATTCGGTTTCCCCGTCCCCCACCGCACCGGCCCGCCACTCACCAGCGGGCAGCATTGCTGTTTTATGATGCTCATCAATCAGGCAACCGCTGGCGGTGCACACATAGTGGGCCTCGCTGTGCTCGCTATTCCAACGCAACTGCTCAAACACCAGCGTCTGAAACTCGCCGCAATGCGGACAGCCCACATAAAACCGCTGCTGCGTGCCTTCCAGATACAGATCATTAATTCGGCTGGAGCCTTCAAGCGTGGGGGAGCTGGAATAATAAATCTTGGCGTTACGGCCAAAGGTACTGGTGCGCGCCTCGGCCAGATCAACCGGGTCGCCTTCTTCGTTCACATTGCGTTCCCAGCGATCAATCTCATCGCCGTATAAATAACGCGCACTGACTTCGGCCAGATTGGCGGCTGAGCCCGCCGTGGTAATCATGAGCGTGCCGCCGGCAAATTCTTTGGTATCGATGGTATTACGGCTGTCGCGGCTACGTGGGGAGGCGACTTTTTCGCGCAGCACGGGGATGGCATCGATGTTTTTACCGATCCGGCCAGACAAACGCTTGGCCAGATTTAAGGACGGCTCCAGCGCCAGAATATTGCTGGGCGCCATATGGATTACCGCGCACATCCAGTTTAAAAACACCTGCGTCTTCAGCATCTGCGATGCCCCCATCACCACCACTCGGCGGCAAGGATGCGTCGGGGATAACACTCGCATCACCTGCTGCGCATACGGCGTGCGACGGGTTAAATACTTGCCTGGCTCAGCGGCACCCGAATCGGTGGGAATCCGCTGATACTGGTCGGCCCATTCATCAATCCATAAGGCCGGATCGGGCAGCAGGCCAGCGGCAAAGCCCTCTAGGTAAGTGGCAAATCCGTCTGCATACATCGTGGGGTCCTTAGTTCATGGCGCGATCCATATCGTCCTTGCCCAGTTTAGAAACGTCTTCCAGCGTTTTACGCAGACGCTCGGTTAAAAGCTGCTCCAGCGCCCACGGATCAGTGATCGCGGCCAGATCAGACGAGATTTGTTTAGGCACACCCAGCAAGGTATCGCGTAAAAGACGACCGTAGCGGTGGGCGGCATCGTGTACGGCCTGCCGATCTACCGTCTGCTGGCAGACACGCTCGTATTCCACCTTGGCCAATTTAGCCAGATAGCCTTCACGGCTGGTGCGGGCTTCCTGAAAATCGGTAAACATCAGCTCGCCAGACAAAGGCGCTGCAGCGGCTTTAACCGGCAGCACCGGCCTATCGGCGTGGACTTCGTCATACACATCGCGCTGAATCCGCGCCTGCTCATGCCGCTGTCGCACGCCCTCTTTTGCGGGGTCGATGGTTTTACCGATCAGCGCCAGGGTAGCGGCGCAATCCACTTTTTTACCATCAGGGGTAAGAACTAAACGGCCCGTTTTTGACAGCTTGGTCACATAGCTGGGCACCCAGCCTTGCGAATCTGCAAAGGCCTTCTTGCTCAGATATGGGTCCATGCTTTCACCGATTATTTTAGGATTTCACTCGATTTCACCTGAGGTGAAATTTCACTAACTTCACCCGACAGCCACTAAAAAGAAGCTGCGAGTCCTAGGCCCCGTAGTGCCTTGGAAAGTGCTAGGGTCCCCGGCTGAAAAAATGGGAAGGCAGATGGGCAGGCCGAGAGTCCTCTCATGGTGTCAAAAAATAGCAGAAAAGAACTCCCCCCCTCATACAGCATATCTAATGCCGTTATCGCTTGAAGATAGCGGATTGGATAATCACTTTTTTAATATTCAAAACAACGCTGGGAGTTTCACTCAAAAAGGAACCCTTGATCCCTTCCTGCAAAACATACGCCTCACCCACTGGCTGGATAAAGTGTTGATGAACCTTGTCTAGATCCTCCAATAGCTTTTCAGGTTGAAATATACCGCTATCTGATACAGCTATCTTACATACCGTATCTACAGCTCGTTCATAAGCAAACTGTTTGTTTAATGCAATCATTACCATTCTCCTAAAAAATAAAGCGTTCAATCAGCAGCATGCGAAAAGGACCATTGAGCTATCAAATATTGATGTCCTGGCACGCTGCTGATTGAATGCTAAAAATGAATATAAAAACCCATTGGGCTGACGGCCAGCACTAAAACGCATTCAGGTTGAATGCGTACGATTGGGGATCTGGGGGCTGGCCATCAGGCCGATGGGTTCAAACGACGAGCAACAAAAAAGCCCCGATTCCTCAGGGCTTTGTATTTTCTAGGCGTAATTGTATCCGCTGCAAATATGATAGTTTTGTCCGGAAATAAAGTCAAGCAGGAATCAATGTAAGTTCATCACGCCACTCCAATAGCTCCATGCATTGATCCTCAATAGCAGCATATGCCCTCGTCGCCAGCAACTCCAATTGCATGACATACTTTTGCTCATACTCATTAGCGCTGGTACGGCCCACACCATGGAGAGCTGCGACCTGACGGCAAGTTGGCACTCCACAACCCGTGGCCCACTTACGAATAAGCGCCTGGTTTGTGGTTAAACCAAACCGCCCGCCAATGACCCCTGCCAAGTAAATAATCTCCGTATCACGCTGCAGATGTAACGCCCATAAAGCCGCCCTTTCTTCTACACACAACCTGCCCACCTTCGCCAACACCATCGCGGCCTGATAGCGCTGGTCCTCCATGCTCATGGCACCAAAACCTGCCCCCGTTTGCTCGCCATAAGTCGCTATTTTAATTCCTGCCGAACACTCAATTTGAAACGCCCAAGCCAGTAAAGATTTAATATTTTTGAATTGCATTATTGTCCCCAATCATTCCCCGAGGCTCTTAGCCCGATCATTGTCAGGCTTTATTTTTGGTACTGCGTACTTAAGCGACGATCATTTGCGCTCTTAATGCGGCCATGGCTTCATCCCTGGCAAAGCGGGTGGCCCGCTGAAAGATCTTTACCGGCTCCGCTGCCGGAATCCCCGGACAATGGGCTGCTTCCAACCGCCGGGCATAAACCTCAATCCAGCGCACCTTGGTTTTGCTTCGGTAAAAGGCAGAACGCAGCGTGGTAAAACCAAAATCATAAGCGGCCCAATATAATTCTGGGCTACTCCAGCTGGCCATTAATGGATCAGGTGATTGCGCATTACGCTTAGCTTCTTCAAAAGCGATTGCATAATCTGTTTCAGGTCTGCACATTGCCGCCAGCTCCCCCAAGCTGGGCGGTAATGATTCGGCCTTCAATTGGCCGCGCAAACGATCTAAAGCCAGCCGCATCCATTGCCACTTGATGCCTTCGGCGTACAAATAGGCGGCGGCTTCATCTTGCCAGGCGATCACGGCAGCCTCATCCGAAAACAAAGCCTGCCATCTGGCGCCATACATGGCAGCCAAGCGCTGGCGTAAGACGATCACCGCCACAAAACCATCTGCCCCTGCTGGGCGATTCCATGCGTTTTTGCTCATCTCATTCCCCTAAACCCAATTGCCGGCCCAAGCCTAGTTCTCTGGCCCGCAGGATTAAGCTACTTGGCACTTCTTTGTGCAGCCCGCGTAAAGCGAGGACTGCCGAAGTGATCTGTACCATGCCTGCCTGCGGGGCCATTTCGGCAATCTGATGCGGCCATGATTTGGTACTGCGTAAGCCACTGATTGCCAATTTAAGCTGAGCCGCTTGCTCATTGCCCTGCGCCTTAGTCATTGTCCGTTTGGCAGGCGGAGGCAATAGCACTTGGGTGCTGGCATCGGGAATGGTGCGGTTACTGTCCCGCTCTGCATCCATCCAAGCCGCCACCCACCGAGCTTTTAAGCGCCAAGGCTCTTGAACCACTAAATCATTGCCAATGCGTTGTGCAGCCCAAAAGGTGCGGTTATCCGGCCAGTTTTCGTCCAGATATTGGCGGCGGCGGCTCATTTGGGTAATCGCCAGCTGCATCCGCACTTCTAAGTCGATTTCAACATTTTGGCGACACGCCACCTGAAACTTATCCAAATCTGGTGCTCCATATAAAAACTTGGCGGCCATGCCGCGAGCAATCTCTTCCCCTGAAAACCCCGCCAGCTCTTCGGCCCATACCATTTTGGCGTTCTCAATACCGGTATCGCGCTCTTCGGTGTTGCCATCCATCAGCGTGACTTCAAAGCTTTCGCCAGAGCGGAATTTATCCACAAACTGGTTACCAAAACGCCCGTGCATCTTTCTAAAAATCTTCTCGACCCAAGCCAGTGGCAAGGCGTGGCTTTCAGTTGATCGTTGTGTATTCAGCGTTGACTGTACGTTCATGTCGGCCCTCCTCAAATGATCCAAAGATGGAACGCACTGCTGAAGCGCGCCCTTTACGCCCGCCTTGGGCGAATGATTGTTTTGCTGACGGTTTTAAGCGTTGCTGCCGCATGATCGCCGCCAGATACAGCGGGCTGGTCGGCATACCGACAATAGCCTTGGCCTGAAATAAAGCCTGATTAAACTCGGCCTGACTGGCTTGCTCGGCCAGCCAAGTCTGGTACTGCACCATTGCCTTGGGGCTTTTTGCACTGCTTGCTGAAAAACCGGCCTTCATGGTGATAACCCGCCATTGCCAGATCTCGCTGGGCACTTCAGGGATAGCCAAAGCAATTTTGCTGGCACGCTCTGAATCATCTTTCACACTGGGCTCATCCCATACTGTTTGAGATCGCTTAGATGATGAAAAGAACTTAGAGGTTTTGGTTTTATGAACTGGTGAACTACTGATTATGTGCCGCTCCTCCTCACCCATGCTTAGCCCTTCCTCAGCCCCAAACCCTTGCTGTATATGACTTTGCTCAACCGGCGCTGCTCCTGCCATGCTCCTCCGCTCCTCTAAAGAACGAGCAAAGGTGTTGGCAGTAAAAACGAGGAAAATTTTAAGGCAGCGATACTGTTCGCTGTATTGTGAGTCACGTTTAATCAGCCCCACCCGTGTTAGCTTATCCAGCAGCTCCCGCACCTGGCGGGTGGTATAACTTAAAGCTTTGGCGTGGGATCCAGCAGGCGGCAGATAAGCCATGCGTGTAGCCAGCCCACCCAGCGACACCTTAGTCACCTCGCCGGTTTCAAAGCTGGCCAGTGGCTTTAAATACATCAGAAACAAACGCTGGCAATCTGGGCTTAGCCCTTCCAGTAGCTCCAGCTCAGTTTGCAGATAGGTATAAAACGCTTCCCTCATACCGCCTCTCTGTGTGCAGTGCTGCGAATCACGTTAATCATGGTTTGTAATTGATCCAAGGCCGCATCAAGCTCTGGCAGCTCACGGTGCTCCACCTTCCAATCCTCAAACACACCGGCCAGCGTCATTCCCGTCCGTGAGGTTTCAGTCATAAACTGCGCCAGCACCCTATTTGCTAACTGCTGCGGCCCATCGGCATGCAGCTGCCCACCCGCCGAAATGGGGACTGCCACATAACCAGCCAGTGCGGCAATCTGCTGCACCAGCTCCCCACACTTGGATTCTTCAACCAAAGAGAACAGGTGATTCGCCAGATACTGCTGCGAATGCAGATTAGGATTAGCGCAATTGGCCACCGATGAAGTAGCGCGATCAATGATCTCGCTAAACCGGCGGACCCCCACTCGGGTCGTCGCCAGTTGCACCATTTCATTTAAAGCTCGGTAACGATCATTTAATAATTCAGGAGTCATGTTTTAACCTTTAAGTAACTTGGCCAGCTTTCTCTTATCGAAAGAGAAGGAATCCAGTTACATTACTCATTGGGGAGGCGCAGACGCGCCAGAATAAAAAAGCCGATGGGGATCGGCAAAACCATCCAATGGGGATTGGGTGGCAGAGTAAATTGGGGATTCATTCTTAAACCTCCGTGTCTTTACGAACGGACGGCTCACTTGTCACAACTAACTCAGGCCAAATTTGAAACCAATCCAAAGGTCTAAGTTGTTGGCGGCAAATCTCACCATTTGTGACCTGTTCTATTTCAACGCAGACCTTTGGGCTTGGCTGTCGCTTTCCAGCAAGAATCAAGGCAATCGCGGGCTGAGAAACATGGATTGCTTTTGCGAAAACAGTTTGTCCGCCAAAAGCATTGATGAACTTCAGTAGTTTTTTCATACGTACATTATAACCATAGTTATTATTTATTGTATAGCTTTGGTTATTTTACGTTTTATAACTCTAGTGATAAATTGACCTAATGAAAAATCTAGGCAAAATAATCAAACTCTTAAGAGAGCAAAAAGGCTGGTCACAAGATGAGCTTGCTAAACGCATCCCTATGAGCCAGCCAGGATTAAACAAAATAGAAAACGGGGGAAGTACTAGAAAGATAGTTGACCTTGCACTTGCGCTTGGCGTGACCGCAGAGGAATTACAGCGTGGGGAGCTCAACGAAGAAAGAACTTCTCTTACGGCACCAGATCTTGATCAAATGGTAAATGACTACCCTCGCCCAGCAAGCAAAGATGATTACGCTATTATTCCTCAATACACAACAAAAGGCTGTTGCGGTAGTGGTTTTCACAATGATCATGTGGAAGTCAAAGGCGGAATGGCATTTAAGGTTAATTGGTTAGAGCGGTTTGGGCTGAATGAAAATAATTCATGCGTCATTACTGCTTGCGGTGAAAGCATGATTCCATCAATTAATGATGGCGACATACTATTGCTAGACCAAAAACAAACACGCGTACGGACAGGTGAAGTTTATGCGGTCCTAATGGATGATGAAGTTATCGTAAAACGCCTAGCCAAAGAGTTCGGCATACTTTTACTAAGAAGCGATAACCCAAACAAGGCAAGCTATCCAGACATTAGTGTCCCACCCAACATTCAGCTAGAAGTTATTGGGCGAGTAGTTTGGCGCGGCGGCGGAATGTAATAAAAAATAACTTAACCCTGCCTAGGCGGGGTTTTTTATTGCCAGAAGCACGAGCCTGCAACATATCAAGTACCTCCTGTCATTCTCTCAAGCATTAAAATAAACAGTAAATAACCGAAAAACACAAAATATAACCAGTGTTATTGACTAAATTAATAACCTAGGTTATATTTTGTTTTTCGAAATTACCTCCATTGCGGAGCACAACATGCAAGAAATCAGACTGAATTACGCAACGCTCAGCGAGTCACTTGACGAGCTAAACCAACTCAAAGCAGCAGGCTGGACCATGCGCTTTAGCAGCAATGGCGCAGAGATCATCGCTCGCAAGGTGATCAAATGAAAGTGTGCAGTAAGTGTTACATAGCAAAAGTACTGGATGACTTTTTCAAAAAATCCAGTGCTAAGGATGGAAGAAGTAGTACCTGTAAAAAATGCCACAAGGTAATACAAGCCAAGTACTACAAAGAAAACAAGGAAAAAGTAGCTCTTCACGGTGCCAAGTACTACGAAAAAAACAAAGAAAAAATAGCCATTAGTAGAGCCAAATACAACAAAGAAAATAAGGAAAAAAAATTAGCTCTGCGTCGAAAATATAAAATAAAGGCTATCGACACACTCAATGATTGCTATGTAAAGGAAAAGCTAAGGATAAAGGGAATAGATATTCCCCAAGAATTAATAGAATTAAAACGCATCCAATTATTAATTAAACGAGAATTAAGAAAATGAATATTACCGAAATTCGTGACGATATGATCCTTGTCTATCAATCACTTAGAAATGGCACGATGAAGAAAACGGAAGCCGATGCCTTGGCAAACGTAGCTGGCAAGATGATTGCGAGTGCAAAACTTCAGCTCGAATATTCAGCCATGCGAGGAGAAAAGCCGCTTATCCCTTTTATTGGCGAAACAAAGCAGTCATTAATAACACCTCCCCAAGAACTAATTTTGTTATCGAAAGAATGAGTAACGCAAGAAACCCACTTTACTCAGCTCTACTCTTGCTGCTTATCTTTGTGTTTACGCTCCTATCATTATCAGTGCTACTGCTTTTTTTACCCGTCAAGCCCCACCTATAATTCGCAGTAACTTGGTATAAGAACCAAAGGAAATAACGAATGCATTCAATTTGGATGAGCCATTCCGAATTAGCAGAACTAACAGGTTATAAATACAAATCAAGAATAGCGGCATGGCTAAAAAGTAATAATTTTGAATTCATCCTTAATGCCGCCGGACTACCCCTTGTTGGGCGATCTCAAATAGAAATGCGCCTATCTGGTATGCAAATTTCCACCATAAGATCAGCTAATGATGGAAATAAAAAAACTATTAATTTTGATAAGTTAGATCAAATAACTCGCAAACAAGCGTAAGAAGGAAACCATGGCAAGGAAGCGCTTTAAAGACCTAGATTTACCTGCCCGAATGTATAGAAAAAACGGCGCTTTCTGGCTTGTGGATTCCGCAAAAAAATGGCACCGCTTAGCGGCATTAACAGAGAAATCTGCAGCAATGCGTCGATACGAGGAGCTAACAAATCCAGCGGCCCCACTCGAAACGAGCATAGCCGGTGTTATTAATAAGTATTTAGCAGATCACCACGATTTAGCACCCAAAACTCGTATAGAGTATGAACGCAATGCAAAGTATCTTGCCGCTGCATTTGACGGAATTAATGCTTGCGATGTATTGCCCCACCATATTTGGCAGTATTTGCAGCATAGAAAAAATGCTAATGCCGCTGTTTCAGGCAATAGAGAAAAAGCGCTATTAAGTGCCTCATATAGCCACGCATTACGTCACGGAATAGTTAATTCTAATCCATGCGTTGGTGTTGGCAGAAATAAAGAGCGCCCACGTACGCGCCTAGTCAGTGACGATGAATTAAATCGCTATATCGCATGGGCTCGCTCACTAAAATATGGCGATTTACAAACCACGCCTTCAATACGCAAACACACCAATACCTCGTCTATTTTTAGTGCCTTACTTATTTCCAGCATTTTAGAAATTGCGTATCTCACTGGCCAGCGCCGCCAAAGCGTACTCGCCCTCAAGCTAAGCGACCTAAAAGAGGACGGCGTTGAGTTTTACCAGGGAAAGACACGAGTCAGAGTCTTAGTTGGATGGACGCCACGCCTACGTGCGGCAATCGACTATGCCCTTGCCCTGCCACGCCCCATAAAAGCCATTTGCGTGCTTAGCAAGCGTAATGGTGGCGAATACACCGAAGACGGCATAAAAACGCTTACACAGCGTCTTATGACTGCATGGGTAGCACTAGGCAATGAGCGCTTCGTCACTCAGGACATGAGAGCCAAGGCCGTGACCCGCATGAAAGACGATGGCCGCGAAGTAAAAAACGTCACTGGCCACAAAACAGATAAAGCCATCGATGCCACCTACGACCGCCGCAGGATACGGCGCGGCAATGCCGTCGAATAGAAACTCTTTCCCCTTAAAGCCGAGATCACTCATGAACCAAGACAGCATTATTAGCAAAATCCGCAAATGTTTAGCGCTCTCAAAAAGTAGCAATGAACATGAAGCAGCCGTAGCGTTACGGCAGGCACAAGCGCTCATGGACAAGCACCGCATTGACGAGGGCACCCTACTGGCAGCGGAAGCATCCGAAGCCTTTGCAAAATCCGGAGCCAAGAAAACCCCCGTGAGCTGGGAAAACTCACTCGCTGGCGTTATCGGCTCGGCCTTTGGCTGCAAAGTAATCTTTCATCCGCGCCACCACGCAAGCGGCCTATGGGGGTTTCTTGGCACTGGCCCCGCTCCAGACATCGCGCAATACGCTTTTGAGACATTGCTACGCCAGGCTAAGAAAGCCCGTCTTGAATTTATTAAATCTCGTTGCAGACGAGCTACCCCAACCAATAAAACCAAACGCGCCGATTTATTTTGCACTGGCTGGGTACAGGCCATTTACAAACAAGTGCAGCACTTTGCTGGTGCCGATAAAAACCAAGCTGCCATCGATGCCTATACCGCAAAACGCTACCCATCATTAACCACACTCCAGTCTAAAGACCGCCATGAAGGGAAATCACTGAAAGACAGAGACTATTCAGCGATTCAAGCGGGTGCTGCAGCAGGAAAAAACATACAGCTCAATCACGGCGTAAACAGCGTGGGACAAAACCAATTGCAATTAAATTAAGGAAAGAAAATGTACTGCATATCAGAAAAGCAACGTAATGCCCGTGAGTTCTGCCAATCAATGAATACACGATTTATTACAAGCAACAACCCACCTGAAAAAATCGCCCGCGACAGCCTAATCAGCAAAAAACGTAACGAGCTGCAATATCAACAGGATTTAAAACGAATAAACAAAGAGCTTTTTTAAAAAGGAAAAATAATGGAAATCGAAGCACTGAAAGAAATACAGGCCCGTCTGGGTAATTCTGGGGCCGCATCGCAAGTAAAAGCGGTTATGGCGTCGATCAAACTGATTAATCAAACCGAGGGCATGTTGGACACAGGCAATCGAGCTACAGCGCTTTATCACCTTTCTGTCGCACTTTCCGGCAAAGATCGCGCGGTTTCAACTTTAGTCGATACCGCCAACTGGCTTCAATATGCAGAATAAACCAAGAAATAACATACGCGACCCAAGAAAACACCCAATGAGGGGCGACACATTGCGGAAATTTGGCACCACATTAACTGCGGCTGAAGTAATCAAAAATGAAAGAGGAACAATCACCCACATTCGCACAGCCCAAAGTGACACAAAAACAATTAGTGCATGGCGTGCCTGGGCAAAAGAAAGTTGTGAAGTGATTCATCAAACACCGGAGGCGATATGAGCAAAGTAAACTTTTCTATCGAATGCCTAGAAGCCATTCTTGATGCCGCAAAAAAAGAACAAAAGCAAAGTGTGACATTTGCAATATCACTGGCAATTGCAGAGCTACACCGCCTAGTCAGCATAGAGCAAGCCAACCAAATTAAAACAATTGGTGAGCTCAGTGAAAGCGGCCATTACTGGTACAGAGTTAAACCAAGTAGCCAATGGAACATCATGTACATAACTGATCCACAGCGACTCAGCTACGGCATCGCCAGCTTTGAGTTTTCCGGCCCAATACCAGCCCCTATCGAGTAAAGCTTTACCAACTCCAGCAAACTTTCTCCACAGCTATGCAGCACATAGCCAAACAATGAACATAGATAGGAACAATAAAGAATGAGGACAACCGCACGCGTTACACTAACAATTGAAATTGAAGCAGATGGCTGCTGGGGCGAAAATTGCCAGCTCAAACAGATCTTTGAGCAAGCAGAAGAGTCTGCACTAGGTAAGCTAAGGAAAGCATTTCAAAATAGCCCCAAAAAAATCAGGATAATCGGCGAACCAACCACCGAAGCAATTATGCATAACAATACTGAAGCATAA